GTCCAAACGAGACGCACCCGCTGTGTCAATCGCCCAAACTTGTTGACGGGTGGAATCGTAGATACGAGCAGGTTCAAGTACCCGCATGATATCGTCAGTCACAAAGAACTCTGGCTGATGTAACCGGAAGTCCATGTTAATGTGATCCGTCTTAATCCACGGTCGATCAATCGTTACAAAGTAACTTTTTGCGGCATCAGATCCTTCAGTAAAGAACTCCAGACATTGACGACGGTGCCAAACACCATCTGTATCTTTAATCTCAATATGATAGATGCCATCCCAGGTCCCATCCGTTGTGGGGGACCAAGTGGGTGACGCACCCAGTAAACCGTTTGCTTCCGTTGTAAACTCAAGTGTTCGATGATCGACACCCAAGGTTCCTGATGCGGTTCGAAGTCGAGCAGCCACAGCCGTGTCGCTGCCTTTATAGTCCGGAAGCAGAACCACATGTTCTTCGTCGGGGATGAGGGCTTCGGGTACATCCCCCGCCATACGTTCAAGAGCTGTATTCAGAGCCTCTCGAACTCTCTTATTGAACGCAGTGCCTGAACTGTCCCAGGCTCGAAAGTCGAGAAGACGTTCGCGCAATGCACCAAGAGATACGTCCATCAAGCCCTCCAAGAAAATGGGGTCAGGGCATTCACCCTGACCCCTAATGTATCACGAACCTAATGGTTACGGCAGATAGATCATTGCAGTGATCTTTGCGGGGGAACCACTGTCGGTCTCATAGGCTGTTCCGAAAACGCCAGCTTCTTCAGCCGAACCCATTTCGCTCACCTGACCGCTGCCGTGTGACGTCAGCAACTCACCAGCAGCAACCGTTCCGTCAGTATTGACTTCACAAATACCCTGCTGAACGATCCAACCATAAGATCCCGCTGGAATAGCGTGACCTGCGATGCCGAGAACACGACCCTTGGTCAAACCGCTTGTTGTGCTCTTGATCCCGTGGAAGGGAGCGTAGTCCGTGTCAAGCATGATGCAATCGCCCTCGGCAAAAGCAGTCGATGCTTCATCGTTGTAGACAAAGACCCATCTCTTCTCACCGTAATGAGTCGAGTTGGCGAGATTGTTCTCGTCAGGTGATTGAATATACCGACTTCCAAGGGGATAAACCTCAGATGTGTAAGTATCGCTAAGAGCGTCAGTTTTAACTTGTCCCATGATATTCTCCTTTAGCTCGCGCCACCAGTACAGACGCCTTGGGCGGCCAACTTGGTGCAAATAAGGTTACCTTGCATAGAGAACAAAGCAGTAACAACATCTTGGTCGCCAACACGCTCTTGGAACTCACCGATCTGGGGTGCTTCCTGCATACAGAACTCGAAGTAGTCCGTGTTCAAGAAGTAAGCGACACCACCCTGTGGGTTCGAAGATGAGAAGGCAGTCGTATTGCTAATGTCAAGGTCAAGAGATGAATAAACCTTAGCCATACCAAGCTCAAGGCCCAGCATGTTGGATTTTTCCGTCTTGTCTTCAACAAGAGAAACGCGGACGTTGGAAAGCTTCGAATCTTCGAAGTTAGCGTAAGTACCATCATCCATGATGACGAGGTCAGGACCTTTGCCCATTCCGCCAGCATAGTGAGCAGCCTCACGATAAGTCTTCCGCAGTTGTTTCTGACCGTTAGTTGCATAAGCACTAATGTCGTTGAACTGGTTGTAGTGGAAGTAGCTGCTGCTCTTGGCCACGTTCTGGACAGATTGTCCGGCAGTGTTCTGAGCGGCAATCGTGTCAAAGTCAAGAAGACCGTGCTCGACACCAGTTCCGATACCAGAGCTAAAGTCACCATTCAGAGTCTGAAGGCCCTTCAGTTCAGCCGTCTGGAAGACGATCCCGCGAGAAGCACCCGTCAACAGATAACTGTTAAGGTCGGAGTTGACACCGGCCATGACAGTCTGTGGGTACTCTTCGATGAGACGAATGACAGCAAGCTTGCCGCTGTTGAAGAGAAGCTCTTTCTTCGGGATGTTGATAGCAACAACCAGACGGTGAGGCTCAACGCGGAAACGTTTGATTTCCTTGCGACGAGTCATGTTGAGGAGTTCGTCACCAACGAAAACACCAACACCACGAGCGGGTGCAGCACCTGTGAAGGTACGTTCGATAAAGGATCCGCCTTCCATTGGCATACGAGCTTTGGATTGCAGTGCTTCGAAAAGTTCATTGCTCCGAACAAACGAGTTGATCAGCGGACCACGCAGGTCCGCGAAAGTGCTGTTCAGAACTTCATTAGAGATAGCCATTTTTCTACCTTGAAGTTTGGTTAACTATTAAAGACTTGTTGGTGCCTGCCCGATCCGCTGGAGGTCGGGTCCAAAAGGTTATCCGACGCGCACACGGGTGCTCATACTTCCGTACACAATTCTGGCGTATCTGACAAGTACAGATCTGGCGGGATATGCTATTCTAACCTCCGGAGGATTCGTCTATGGCTGCGAGGCGCAAGCCCAAGATTCTACCTAAGGGTGCGAAGCTGGCTGATGTACCGGGACTGAACTACAGCATGGTGAACGCCATGTTTTCGTCCCCATCGGCATTTGTAAGCATGTGTCAGATTCTCCGAGAGGATGAGTCCATCGGGTATCTGAACCCGACACCCACCCAGATGCGTCTGCTCGAAGCAGCGCAAAAGCATCGTTGGGTCATCGTCAATAAGTTTAGACAGGCCAAGATCACGACAATCAGTGTCATGCTCTTGCTGCGCGATTGCATGTACCTCGAGGGTGTCAAGGGGCTGCTCATTGCAGAGCGTCAAGACACGGCAGAGGACATCTTCGAACGGATCCTCTTTGCGTATCGACGACTTCCTGAGGCGGTGCGGATGCCATTGGTCCCCGGCCGTCGTGCGGGAACAACCCAGATGCACTTTATTCACGGTGGGGGAATCAAGGTTCTGACAGCTGGTGGTAGAAGCCCTGCGATCGGTCGTTCGGTTGACCGTCTGGTCATTACGGAGTTTGGTGAAGCGCAGTGGCAATCAAAGGCCGCTGTAAACATATTTCCCACAGTTAACAAAAGACCTAACGCCCGCGTCATTCTGGAGTCCACACCCGGAAGAGCCGGGTCTCACCACGAACAAATGTGGCTCTCCGCGTTAGAGGGTAAGGGTCGATTCCACCCTCTCTTCTTGAAGTGGTGGGAAGATGAATCATGCAGCACAGACCCCACAGGGTTCCAACCTGTCCCGGCGGAGGAGAAGTACCTTGCGGAACATGAAGGCATGGGCCTCAACAACCTGGCGTTCCGTCGTCAGGCTCTTGAAACGGAAATGGTCGGGGACCCCCGACTCTTCTCCTCAAAATACCCCAGCACACCCTACGATGGGTGGTTGGGCAGTTCCTCCCCTATCATGCCCGCCGACGCCCTCCGACGACTGTTGGACAATGCCGTGGCCGACCCAAGAGCCAACAGTCTCGGTATACACTCGCTGGAGCACGCAAGAGTCGGAACCCGCTACTTAATTACTGCTGACCCTGCTGGGTTCGGAAGTAGTGGTGACAACTCGGCGCTGGTTGTTTGGGATGCGTTGAACCGCAAGGACGTTGCATTCTGGGAGGGTCGAGAAGACCCAGGTAAGTTCGCACAGCGACTGGTCAAAGTTCAAAAAGTGTACAACAACGCAATGATTGCTGTGGAGTCAAACGCCGCAGCTGTAATTGCAATCTTGAAAGATAGAGGCACACGCAACCTACTTTGGACCGACCGAAACCATCCGGGTTGGTATGCCACAAATAAGAGAGTCCAAGAAGCCGAGGCGCGCCTCGTTCGTATGCTCAGAGAAGAAGACCTAAACATTCGGTCCAAACGGATACTTCACCAGTTACTGCACTATGATGGATCCCGTAAGTCTCGTGTCAAACAGAAAGATGGAACCACCCATCACTTTGATCTGGCGCGCACAGCCGTGATGGGTGCGGATATACTCTCGCGTCGGAGGTTCGTCCGCGATACTGTAGAAGAAACTCCAAGCGATTATCGTCCGGGCATCGTCACGATCAAGGACCTCGACAAATATAAAGATCGACAACGGCGGGATGCCCGCAGTCCTTATAAACCCAAATCCGTTCGAAGGTGGTAACATGGCCCAGAAGAAAGACTATTACGACATGATTGAAGAGAAGAAAAAGAAGGCGAGGGAAGAAGATTACGCCGAGATGAACCCCAAACCTAAGAAAAAGAAGAACAATCCTCACGGCAACAAACCATCTGGATACTAAATGACTACCAAACTGACGACACTCATTGACCGGCATAAGCGGTTCTATGAGCAGAACGAGAAGGTCCTCTTCGACAAGGCCCGGATGTACTACCGGGGAGACTTCTTTCGTCGGCGGGATTCTAACTTAGACAAAGAGACCAATCTGTTTCTTTGCTCTAAGAATCTTATCTATGCCATCGCAGACACCGCAGTTTCTGCACTTTTGGGTCCAAACCCCCAAGTGTCCGCACAACCCCGCAACCCCATCAGTCAAGAAGCTGCACCGGCAGTTAATGGTTTGATGGAGTACACCTTCCAGACGAACAAGATGCGTCGACGCGCTGCGACAGCTCTCATCGATGCAGTTCTTTGTAAGAGGGGAATCTTCAAGACAGGTTGGTCCATCGAAGAAGACCGACCCGTCGTTAAAGTAATTGACCCGTCCTCGTTGTTTTTCGACCTCACCGTCCGAGATGTTGACGACATTCGCTATTGGATAGAAGCCACAGTTGTGCCATACACTGTGTTCAAAGAGCGTGTCGCCTCGGGTCGCTATCAAAGCGACAAGATTGATGATGTGCGACCTGACCGGTATCCGTCTTGGATACTTGGGGCCGATAAGAAGTCCGAAACTGACATGGTTCGAGACGCCTTCGAGTGGGTCACTATCTACGAGTACTACAACCGGGACACGGGTGTGGTGCAGCACTACGTTAAGCAAGCAGACACTGTCATCTTCGAAGAGAAGATTGACTATGTTCCTTACAGCATGTTCAGCCTGAACCAGTCAGGCGTCGATTGCTTGGGGCTGTCTGAGGTCCAGTTGGTTCTCAACCAACAAGAGACCATCAACGACTTGCTGACGCACATGAAACAGATCACATATTTGATGGTCCCAAGAATCCTGTATGATTCCGGGCGCATCTCTGAGGAAGATTTAAACAAGGCCGTCGAGGCGAGCGCCGGAGCTTTCGTTGGTATTAGTCCAGAAAACAGCGAGGCTCTTCGCACTTTGGCGACTCTATTTTATGAGATGCCGATGCCACGAAGTCCCGAGGGAGTTGAGGCATTTGTTGCTCGACAAGAAGGTGACGCAGCGTTCATCTCCGCATTGGCCGAGGCAGCCCGTGGGCAGGTCACAGGGGCTCGTACCGCAACAGAGATGGCAATCATCGACGCACAGATGCGGACACGCCTAGCGACTCGTGAGGGACATCTAAACACTGCCATTGAAGATGTTGCTGCGAAATGCTTTTATCTCAGCCGCAAGTACATGAAACATGAGAAGATGGTACGTGTTGCTGGGTCCGAACGTTGGTTCCCAATCAACCACGAAACAATCCACGACGTAATGGTCAACTTCGAAATGGTCTCGTACAACCCCATCCGCCAGAACCCATCTGTTCTCGCAGAGACTTTGGTCCAGTTGCTTCCGTTCCTTCAGCAGAACCCCCACGTCGATGTACGTCGACTTACTGAAGAGGTCGTGTCTGGTCTGGGTCTACCCAACAAGATTCTTATGAATCAGCTGGATGTGGCCGCGAAGGCTGAGGCCGAGGCAGCGTTGCAGCAACAGCTTGCACTCGGCGGTGCTGCCGCACCGAGTGGTGGAGGAGGGCTTCCTCCTGAGTTGGCTGCTCTAATGGGCGCACCACCTGACGAACCTCAAGCAGCAGACTCTCTCGCCGCTGGCGGCGGAACCCCCTTGGAATAACGATGTCTCTTCCCTACGACATGATGATGAACGACCTGCGACGAAACGCACAGGGGGCCTGCCCCTTGGCGACTCAAGACTTGCAGGTCAACACGCAGAATCGAGACTCGGCCATCCAAGCCGAATGGATCCAATACGGACCCATGAACTTGGAAGACGATGACTACTGGGAAGAGTTAGCGAAGTTCTGGAAGACAGAACCAGCGGTCGCAATGGAATCACGGTGCAGCAACTGTGCAGCCTTCGACTTGTCCCCAAGGATGAAAGAATGTATGCCCGGAGAAACATCCGATGCGGATGGCGAACTGGGGTATTGTTGGATGCATAAGTTCAAGTGTCACAGTGCCCGTACTTGTCGTACTTGGGCAGCAGGTGGTCCGATCACTGA